AGATATACAATACGAGCATATTCTCCTACTGCATTGTAGAAATCTACTAATTCTTCTCCCATGTAACGTGCTTCAGGAGTAGCAATTAGATATGATTTTTTTGTAACATCAGAAAGTTGTTTGCAAGTACGTTCTCCATCGGCATTAAAACCAAGCTCTACAAGTGTAAAATTGTCAATGTCAGCCCCTTCTACAATAGCCCCATGAGCAAGAGTGCGAATTTTCAAACTGTTCAAGTTGCCTACCGTATGATTTCCCTTTTCAGTTAATACCTTTAATTGTCTAGTAGCCATTTATAATTTCCTCCTTTAAAATTTAATTTATTTATATTTAAATTGAATATCTGCTATCAAAGTCATCATTTTCAGGAATCAAATCTTTTCTTTTACTTGCCATTTCTCTGATAGCAGATGTTTCTTTAACTTCTTCTAAATTAACCATTTCTACAAGCATTGAATTAAGTTTTAAAATCGCTTCCTTACCTTCTTCGTTTTCATGTACAGCTTTTTCAATTAATTCTTGAACTTCTTCAGATTCAAATTTATCTAAAGCGTTAAATGCTTTAAATTTAATTTCATAATAAGACTTTTTCTCATTTAAAGCTTTTTCATATTGTTCTTTTTCATACTTTTCTTTAAATGGTTTTAATTCTTCAATTTGAGAATTTAATACTGCTAATTTATCACTAGTTTCATTAAATTGTTTTTCAAGTGATTCCTTTTCATTGGATAATGTTTCAAGTTTTGAATGAGTTTCATTTAATTGATTTTGAAGATCCTCAATCTTTTGATTAGCTTCATTAAGTTGCTGTTCCATTTTCTGTACTTCTGTTACTTCAATCCAATCACGTTTAAGAGTAACTTCAGTCTTTGAGTCAAAATCAATAGTTACAGTATCTTCTACTTTAGAATAATTAAATTTATAATAGTTATATCCCCCATCATCATTGGATAATTCAACAATAAAATAAGAATCATATACATCTACGATCCACGAATATGTATCTTCTGGAAGTGTTGGATCTAATTGCTCATATAGAAATTTACGAATGTCATCATGAGATAACTCAAAAACTTTTTTAAATTTCTCCATCTTTTCACCTTCTTTACTATTTACTTCTTGTTTGATTGCTTGAGCAACTAATCTCTGAAATTCTCTAATTTGATTAAAGCTTAACAATTTAGAAGTGTCATATGCAGGAAGAACTACTGGATAGTCACCTCGCTCTTCCGAATTCAAAATACAGTGACCACTAAAATAAATTGGCGATTGAATATATTCAATTCCATCTTTTATAGTATAATTTTTGTACAATATTTCACAACTTGTATTAATATTTATCCCTCTGCTGTACCATTCAAGTAATAAATCACATGCATCTGGGAATCTATCTTTCCAAAGAATAGCATCTGCTGCAAGAACTTCTTTTTCTCCATTCAACGTGTTGATTGTTAATATGTATCCTTCAGTAGTAAAAACACCGATTGGAGTAGTATCCATTTCAATTTGAATTTCACCATTTCTATCTTCTGAAAGATAAGCATTATGACCTTCTAAATGATCTGTGCCATCATTAGGCTCTTGAACTCTTACATACTTTGTTACAATAGGTTTATTAATTATAGTAGGAGCTAAAGAATTCATAGCATCTTCTTTTGAAATTAAAGTTCCATTATGAGAAACATCAAAATCAATAATTATAAATGTGCAATGAAGTTTTGTTGGATCGTCAGATTCTTTAATATCATTTAATTGTAGACTATAAGTTTTCTTTTTTTGTTTCTCTCCCAACTATTTCTCACCTCCTTTTAGTGATATATAATTAACTTATTCTGGTAAATTGTTTCCATCATTTTCTTTATTTTTAATAGTATTAGGATTATCACTTTCGTCAATTGACGGTCTGCCAGCATTATCATTATTAGAATTTCCAATATAAGCACTAGCATATGGTTGTATTTTTTGTGGTAATTTTAATATTTCTTGCTCGTAAACAGACTGATCAATATACTCTGTGAAATCAACTCCATTTAATGAATCAATTACAGCTTTTAAACTGAAACCTGCTTGGCTATGGAGTTTTAATAAAATATCAACTTTTTCTTTATTTGTTAAAGGTGGTTCTTTGTCATAAACCATAAAGAAATTATCTTTTTGGTTATTAGGTAATATTAAATTAAACAACTTTCCATAAACTTCAATCTCAATCTCTTCAAGTAATACGGCTAATTTTTTATAAAATACATCAAGATTAATTTTGGCACTCGCAAAATTCCCACCAGTACCATTAAGAAGGGCAGGGGAGATACCTAAACTTGCTAAAATATCATTGTTAATTGATTCAAATTTTTTAGGGTCTAAACTGTCACCACTTTTTATATCAGGAAATATTAAATCAGAAAAATCTGGAATAGCAACAACCGTTATACCATCTTTACTATTCTTTTCTAACGCTGCCTTAACTCCACTGTACACCTTTTTCTTTACTGGTTTTGATAATTTAAGATTTGAATACTCGCCATTATTCTTATCACTACCAATTTTCAAGACAGCAATAGCATTAATAATTTTATTTGCCACTGCCTTCTCTAAGTCTCTTAATTTTTTCTTGTGCAAAATATCATATAATCCTTGTGTAGCCCAGCTTAAACCTAAATTTTGATTTCTTTTTAATGTATGAGTTCTTATTACTGCTGTTCGATCTTGTGGTAAGTCTTTATATTTATATTTTTCTCGATTGCTTTGGAAATTCTTATAATCTCGTTCTGTAACAAAAGGGCTTAAGTTTTTAAGCATAATACTTCTTTGTAATTCATTCATAGTGTCAAACCAACCCATGTCTACAGTTACAACCCAATTACCGTTGACCATATGAGAAGGGAAGACGTAATTTAAATCATCAAATATATAAAAATATGGTGAATTTTTATCACCCAACCAAATCCCACATAATGTGCCTGTTGAAACTACTTGAGAGATAATATCTCTTGTTAAAGTTTTATGTTTTAATTTATGTAAAATCTTTTTACATAATAGTGCATTTTTTTCATAAGATTTATTTTTCTCAAATGCATCAATCTTATAATTTAAGGTTGGTAGAACTTTTGCCATATCTAATAATTGAAATATTTCACCGTTACTTATGTAATAGTATTCAGTAATTTTTTCTAATTCTTTTTGATATTGATCGGGATTGCTAAAGTATTTCTTTAATGTATCAGCTTCAATTTCATTAACTATACCTTTTGAATATAATTTAGTTACAAAGCCATCCACAAATGTTGTTATGTAATCGTGATAATCAAATTGTTCACGCTCAAGTTCATTAACTTCTGTCATGGATTCACCTCCTTGAATTAATAATAATTTATTTTATTTATATTAGAAATAAACAAGTTCATCATCTATGTCGTATTCATCTTCATTTTGTTTTTCTAAGAACAAAGAAATATAGTATAATGCATAACTTAATGCCGAATATCTGTCCTTATCAATACGGCGTACAACTTGTTCAACAGTTATAGTAGTTTGTGTTTTCTTAAGTTTTAAGTTTGCTACTTCATCGATTAAAAATTGTGTATGAAGTGTAGACTGTTCAGCTTCAATTTCATCCATTTCTTTAGGAATTTTATCTTTCATGTCATCAAAAGATTTTAATAATTTTAGTCTATTAGTTTCAACATAATCAATAAAAGTCCGTATTATTTCACCATTAATACCCTGTGATTTTAAAGCATAAATAATAGGTGGAGCATTATTTACAGCAGCTTTATCGTTTGTATTAATTGTTGCCCAACAACCAAGCTCTTCATTGGTTTCTGGGTCTGTTGTATCCTCAAGTAATGCTTCAACCAAGCCTTGCCCAATTGTATTTGCATCAATTACAACAGCTTTTACCCGTGACTTATTAATATCTAAATTTCCACCATATTTATAAAAAACTCTTTTTACAATTACAGCTTGTTCTTTATAATTTAATCCATTTGGAGGACAAATTATATTTACTAAATGAACTTGCCTAATAACACCTTGGGAATTTCTAATAATTTTTAAAACCACTATAGCTGTTTTATTATTTGAATCAGAAGCAGATCGAGCAACGTCAACACCAATTACATATTCATTTAACTCAAAATTACCTCGTTTGTCCTTTGGACATTCTAATTCAGGTAAAGAAATTGTTCTTGCTTTAATTAATTTACTTATATTTATTAAAGCACCATCACTAGCACCAATCCATTCACATAAATAATTTTGTCTAAAACGTGTTATATTTCCTTGTCTTGCTTTATTAATAACCGACATTTTTTGTCTGCCAAAATGAACAGGAATTCTCCAATCAGAACCAAAAACATAAGTTCCTTTTAAGTCAATCATTTCTTTAACCATTGTTAGTATTTTTTCATATTCGTCAGAGTTTTTATATCCAGATGTAGAAAAGCGATTAATTTGACCGTTTAATTCAGTTGGATCAATTTCACCAGTCATTGTTGTTCGAGGAATATTAAAAATAGGCTCAATAGCATCTTCATATAAATCTTTATCAATAAGCGCAGATTCTTCGAGGCTTCCTCGTCTGCGGCGCAATCCTTTTGAACTTTGTGCATTAGCAAGATTATCTACAACTGCACCATTTTGAAACTCTACACGACCACTATCTTTAGAAAAGTTTGCACTTTTAATTTCATCTGCTAAAGCAGGGTAAAATCTTAATATTTCTTCATGTTTTTCTTTCCAAATTTTCACCGCAGATTCTTTCGTTGAAGCTGTAATTGCAATCGTAATGTTGGGGTAGCAGATAGCAGTATGATAAACGACCATTATTTGTGTTAATGTTTTAGATCCACCACGGGGAATACAAAAATAATTTTGTTGAAAACGACTTAAAACTCTCATCATTATTCGTTGATATAAGTCTAAATTAATTCCCCCAACCTCTGGTTTGATCATGTCATAAAAGATGTCTGGA